TGCTGGTAACGTAAGCATGGAGACATTCAGGCATTATGAGGCAATGAGAAGTGGTGCTATTGTAGTATCACCAAAGCTTCCAGATACAAAGATCTATAAAGATGCTGCTATCTGTCAAGTAGATGAATGGGAAACGAACGCAGGTGATGCTATTATGGACTTGCTTTCTGATCAGGATATGTTACAATTGGTACAAGAACGTCAGCAGCAGACTTATAACAATAGGTTTACTGCCAAGTCAGTCGCTAAGTATATCAATGAACTTCTTCCAACTACAAAATAAACTCTTCTACTCTAATAAGAGTAAACAACCTGAGCCTTTAGATTCTGAAGGTGAGCAGGCTTTCGTACCATTCCTATTCAATAGATGGTTAACGATGTACAGTAAAGAGACTGTTGGCTTTGTCAATGAGACTCTTAATAAGTATTGTGGTATCTTTGATACAGATAAGCAGCGTACTTATAGACTGTACTACAACCTTATTCCTCGTCTTAAGTTCAAACGTATTACCTATATTAAGAAGGTTAAGAAGGATAAAGATCAGAAGGAAGAAGAAACCAATCTTAAGATGATTGCGAAGAATAACTTTATGTCCTCTCGTGAATTAGAGCAGTACAAAGAGTTGATTAATTCATAACAAGTAGTAAATAATAGCATGGCACAAAGAAGTATTGATACTCTAGCTACTCAGAAGCATACAGTAGACCTTTCCTCTCACTCACAAGGTGATGTTGGTCTTCCTGATGACTTTGAGTTGACAATGATTTTTGATGATATCCTCCTCGTTGAGTATATTGATGAGAACGAAGAAGGTGAAATTGAGCGTAATGGAATCTTTATTCCTACTAATGCAGTAACTAAGGCTTGGCGTAAGGCTAAAGTCATTCTTGCTGGACCAAAGGCAGAATATGCTAATGTAGGTGACGTTGTAATCTTTCCAAGTAATCTTGGTTTGACTGTTTCTAACCTTGATGTTAATGGTACCACTCTTAAGAAAGGTATCTTCTTGAATGAAGATCGTCTCTTTGGTATCTGTAACCTTAAGGATGACAATAGCTAGACCAGCTCTTGACACATTACTCCGTAGTAATGTTTGCGAAGTACGTTTTGTAAGACGAGATCCAAGACCTGGAGATGGTCCTACAAGACGTATTCTTTGCACCAAGGATTTGAGTATCCTTACCTCTGTTAATGGTAGAACTACTCTAAACTATAGACCGCCGAGAGGCAGTATGCAAGTTAACGAATCACTACAGAACATATGTGTAGTGTGGGATATAATGATGCAAGACTATAGAAATGTTGCGATGGATAGTTGTACCTTAATACAACAAATACCGGCAGCAGACTGGTGGGAGTACTTCAATGAGAATATCTATCCTATGGCACCAGAACAAAAACTTAGCTTTATGAATTCATGAATGTATCAATTGAAAACTTCGCAGACGAACTTAAACCTTTCCTACTACAGGATGTTGCTATCTGTACAGACAAGAAGGTTATTAGAAAAGGTAAATTGCGAATCTTTCAAATGAAGCAACATTATGCTAAGCTTACTCTAGAAGATGAGATCAGAACTCGTCTATATGAGATTCCTTACCCATATGAAATGTACTCTGATGGTAGAAAGCTTACCCTTAGTTACAAGCTAGATAGATTCCTTAACTTCGGTGAGTTAGATCTACAAGTTAAGTTCTTAGACTCTACAAAGAAGTCTAAACTATATGACTCCAATGTCTATATTCTTCCACTGGAAGATGTCCAGTTTTAACTTGATTATTCTCTTAGGTAGAGTATAATAGTTATAGTGATCGGTACTATAACAAACAACTTCCCTGAAGGCTATACTCCTAACCCTTCTCAAGTAAAGCTTCTAAAGAGTATAGATGAGGCTTTTACAGCAGGTAAAAAATTCGTTATCTGTAATGCTCCTACTGGAGCTGGTAAGTCTTTTATATCTAAGACTCTAGGTAATGCTGCTGAAGAAGCTCCTGATGAGTTTAGAGAGCTAGTAACTTCTTATGCTGCTTATAAGAGAGGTCCTAATGGTTATAAGTACCAAGAGGAGATGGATGAGTCAGCTCCGTTCGGTTGTACTGCTTTGACTATTACAAAGGCTCTACAAGATCAATACAAAGAGTTATTCGATGATGTCGAAGTAGTCAAAGGTAAGGCTAACTATCAGTGTGTGGTGGATGAGCGCTTCCCAGTTGATGTCGCACCTTGCTTACACTCTCAGAACCTTAAAGCAGATTGCTGGGCTAAGTGTAAGTGTCCTTATTATGAAGCTAGAAACAGGGCTATAACATCTCAGTTCAATACTCTTAACTATAATATGTTCTTTGCTCTCCCTGAGCATCTTAAGAAGAGGCAGTTCTTAATTTGTGATGAGGCTTCAGAGTTAGAAGATCAGTTAGTAAAAGAGTTTACTTGTAAGATTGAGTATAAGTTTCTTGCTCGTATGGATATTGCTCCTAGAGTATTGACTTCAAGTATGAGCTCTATTAAGTGGTTGTCTGAACTACAAGTAGACCTTACTGATAAGATTGACGAGATTAAAGATATACTTGCTACAAGTAAGACTCGTAATAAGAAGTCTTTGATGGACTTAACTACTAACATGCAAAGGTTACAGAACCTTAAGAGTAAGGTTGAGCTTGTAACTGACTCTTGGAGTGAGAGTGAGTATGTCAATACTAAAGATAGAGAAGGTATTACATTTATGCCTTTGAAGGTTAATAATCTTGCTAAGAGACTCTTTGACTATGCTGATCAAGTCATCTTAATGTCTGCTACTATTATCGATCCTGATAACTTCTGTAGGAGTCTTGGTATTACTGATTACGAATATGTAGAAGCTGAGTCTAGTTTCGATCCTAAGAAGGCTCCTATTGTATGTAACCCTAAGTATAAGCTTAACTATCACCTTATGGAGAAGAACCTTCCTAAAGTGATTAGGCAGGTAGCTGAGATCTGTAAGCATCATGGAGCTGATAAAGGTATCATTCATACTCATAACAATACTATTACATCCAGGTTAAGTACTATGCTATATGGTGATAGGTTCTTGTATAGAGAGCCTGGTATTAAGAACGAAGATATCTTAGATCAGCATATGCTTACCTCTAACCCTACTGTATTAGTATCTCCTTCTATGTCTTATGGAGTAGACTTGAAAGGTGATCTTGCTAAGTTTCAGATTATTATCAAAGCTCCGTTCCTACCTACTAAAGATGTAAGGATTGAGAAGCTAATGAAGGCTGACTTTGACTGGTATCAGAATAAGATGCTATGTTCTCTCATTCAGTCTTGTGGTAGAGGTATTAGATCTACTGATGATGAGTGTATTACTTATATACTAGATGGTACTATTGTCGAGAATATTGTAAGAGCTAAACATAAGTTACCGAAATACTTCCTCGAACGCTTCGTTTAGCATTAAATATATGTAAGTTTTGAAGAAGTATACATACAATTTTGAAGTTAAAGACCTGCTTACTCAGTTTGTTGCTGCGTTTGATGATACTGTCATTAAGCGTTACAATAAAGAACGAGAGGCTGAGCAAGAGATAGCAGTACGATATGTAATGGCTCCTAAGCAGCGCATTATGTATGATATTGTTAACAAAGCTCAGAACTTAAAGCTACCGGTTGTTAGTATTGATCTTGCTTCAATATCATATGATACTGATAGAGTATTCAATAAGCTTGATGGCTTTGATAACTACGGTGAAGAGACTGCTTCAGCAATTAATACACCAGTACCAGTTAACTTAGAAGTTAACATGTCTATACTTTGTAGGTATATGTCTGACATGGATCAGATACTTGCTAACTTCATTCCGTATACTAACCCTTATATTGTTCTTGCTTGGAGAGAGCCAGTTGATCAAGCATTACTTAGTGCTGGTGAAGTACCATTTGATCCTATTGAGATTAGATCTGAAGTATTATGGAGTCAGAATATCTCAATGAACACTCCTAAGGATACAACCTATAGTGAGAAGTTTAGAATCGTTGCTGATACTTCATTTACTATTAAAGGATGGATGTTCAGAAATAAGAATGAGACATCAAATCCAATCTACTTTATTGATACAAACTTTATTGATGCTTCTAAAGGTTATAACTTTGCTCCTGCTCTTACAGCAATCGATTATGATTCCTTCTCTGCTAGCTTGAGTGAAGATACTAATGTTGAAACCATTTCATTATCTGGTTACCCATTCACTGACTCAGTATTCTATAATGCTTCTGGTTCACCTATTCCAGTTAACAGTGCTGTAACTATTACAACACAAGCAAAAGATCTTAATAAGGGTACATTTACTCTTATCGGTCAGAACTATAATGAGACAGAGTTTGTTCTACTCTCTTCTACTTCTGCTTTAACAGATACACTTACATCTGTTGATACAAGATATACTGGTACCATTGATGGTTACCTACTCCCACTTTCTAGCTATACTGTAATGAGCGATACAGTAATGAACGTTAACCTTTCCGACCTCAACACTCCTGGAACATTCCAAGTAGTAGTCAAGAACCCTGCTGGGTGGACTTCAACTGGTGATTTGTCTGGAGTATCCTTTACAACTGAATAAATATATTAAGATGGCCAACTCACAACATAGTCCAACCAGCGATGGCAGAGCAGCAACATTTGGTAGAAACCTTATGAGCTATGTCTCAAATAGACTTCCATATGCTTCACAAGAAGATGATTCACTAAATGATAAGTATAAGCACTTTGCTAAGAATGGTCAGCAGCGCGCTGAAGCTCTAGTTAAGTCATCTGTTACTTCTTCTAATCCTTATAACAATGTACCTATTGGTGACTTTGGTAAGGATAACTCTTTCAATGATGTAATGTATGCGTCCTTGAATGCTGATAAAGGTGGACGTATTCAAGACTATCGTACAATGGCTGCTAATAATGAAGTAGCTGAAGCACTTGATGAGATTTGTGATGACATGATTAACTCTGATGAGAATGGTCGTGTTATTAAGATTGGTTATGAGAACATTGACCTTGATGTAGATCAGAAGTCTGAGCTTGACCTTGAGTTTGATAAGTATGTTGACTACTATGATCTTAAGTCTAAGGGTTGGCAGTACTTCCGTCAATTGCTTGTTGAAGGTGAAGTATACTTTGAGCAAGTTCTTCATGCTGAGTATACACAAGAAGGTGTTCTTGGTTTGGTTAATATCCCATGTGAGATTATTGACCCTGTTTATAATAACGTTCAGAACATGATTGTTAAAGGCTTTATCTATAAGAAGCCTATCTTCAGTACTTCACAGCCTAATAAGGTTGAAAAGACTGAAATGATTCCTATGGAGCAGAACCAGATTATCTATGCTAACTCTGGTGTTCATAATGAGACTAAGGATTATGTTATTCCTTTCATTGAGAATGCTCGTCGTCCATATCGTCAGCTTTCCCTTATTGAAGATGCTATTGTTATTTACCGTTTGGTAAGAGCTCCAGAACGTCTTGTATTCAACGTTGATGTTGGTAATATGGCTCCACCAAAGGCTGAAGCTTATCTTCGTAAGCTTATTCAGAACTATTGGTCAAAGAAGACCTTTGATAGTGATCAGTCTAGTGTTGTTAATAAGTTTAATCCACAGTCTATGCTTGATGCCTTCTGGTTTGCTAAGCGTCAAGGCTCTGAAGGTACTCAAGTTCAACAGCTTCCTGGAGGTGCTAACCTCGGTGAGTTGACTGACCTTATGTACTTTATTAAGAAGCTTTACAGAGCTCTTAAAGTACCTGCTACTCGTATTGATCCTGAAGATCGTACAGTTGATCCATCTTCTATTCTACGTGAAGAGCTTAAGTTTGCTAAGTTTGTTGTTCGTATTCAACAACGTATGGCTTCTGCTATTAAGAAAGGTTTCATTACTCACCTTAAGCTTC